TTGTTATTTCGACGAGGAAAAGTGTTTAGAAGGTATTGAAGCGCTTCGGCAGTACCAGCGTGAGTGGGACGAGGATAAGAAGTCCTTTAGGTCTTCTCCCAAGCATGATTGGACTAGCCACGGGTCAGATGCGATGCGTATGCTCGCAATTGCTTGGCGTGACGAGCCTTCTAAGCGTATGAATGCAGCAGAAAGGCCGCTTATGGTTGGGCCTGGTAACACGGCAACGCTTAACGATATGTGGGCGGGGCAACGCAGAGCAAGAAGGACCAGGATATGAGCGGCGTAAACAACCCTTATCGTTATTTCTATGAACACGTTGCAGCTAGTGCCAGCGCCCAAGTTCTTGGCGGTACTGGCGCAGTTGGCGATTATCTGCACCGTCTAATTTGTACCGTGACAACTGGCGCAACGGGCAATGTTGTGATTGTTGATGGTACCGGCACTGGAATTCTGACGCACACCGTGCTTCCAGCCAGCGCGTCTGTCGTTCCAGGCGTCTACAACATTGAAATGAATGCGGTGTCGGCCAACGGCGCTTGGAAGGTTACGACCGGCGCTGGCGTTGAAGTCATGGCTGTCGGCATCTTCTCAGCATGAACAAGCCGGGCCTTTACGCTAATATCTTGGCAAAGCAGGAACGTATTAAAAACGGTTCTGGTGAGCATATGCGTAAACCTGGTTCTGAAGGCGCTCCGACTGCTAAGGCTTTTAAGGAATCTGCAAAGACTGCAAAGAAGGCTTATTAAGAATGACTGCGGCCTGGACACGCAAAGAAGGCAAGAACCCCCACGGCGGACTTAACGCCAAGGGGCGTGCTTCCTATAAGGCGGAAACAGGCGGCACATTAAAGGCTCCGGTTAAGTCTGGTGACAATCCGCGTCGTGCATCCTTTCTTGCTCGTATGGGCGGTATGCCAGGTCCAATGGAAAAGAATGGCAATCCTACTCGTTTGGCATTAGCGCTAAGGGCGTGGGGCGCATCTAGTAAAGAAGACGCCAAATCTAAAGCGGCTGCTATTTCCAATCGCAATAAATAGTTAACGGACACAGCCAATGGAAATTGTAACCCCGCCTGTGCAAAAGTGGCTCAATATCATCCACTCCTATGATAACGAGTTTAAAAAGTGGGAAGGCCGCACCAAGAAGATCATCCGTCGTTACCGCGACGATGAGCGCCAGGCTTCGCTTGGCAATGAGGCGGCTAAGTTCAACATTCTTTGGTCAAACGTGCAGACGCTGGTTCCTGCCGTTTACGCCAAGATGCCCAAGGCTGACGTATCCCGTCGTTTTAGCGACAATGATCCCGTTGGCCGCGTAGCTTCGCTTTTGATCGAACGGGCGCTTGATTACGAAATTGAGCATTACCCTGACTTCCGCGCTGCGATGAAGAACTCCGTCGAAGACAGGTTCTTGGGTGGCCGTGGCGTTGCCTGGGTTCGTTACGATCCGCACATTAAGCAGCAAGACGTTCCTGAAGACGGATTCCAGATTACGGAAGACGTTCAGAATCCTGACGATAACAATCCTACCGACATGACTGCCGGCGACGACGAAGTGCCGGAAGAAATTGAATACGAATGCGCCCCAACGGATTATGTGCATTGGAAGGATTTCGGGCATTCGTCAGCACGCACCTGGGAAGAAGTAACCTGCGTTTGGCGCTGGGTTTACATGACCCGCGCTGCGTTAGTTGAACGCTTTGGCCCGGAGCTTGGCCGCAAGATCCCTACCGATAGCAGCCCCGACAGCGCACAGAAGTACGGCAGCGGCAGCAACAAGGTTAACGACCGCGCCAAGATTTGCGAACTTTGGGACAAGGAATCGGGCAGCGTTTATTGGCTGCATGAGTCTTTCCCTGATCTGCTTGATGAGCGCGAAGATCCGTTGGAGCTGGAAGGTTTCTTTCCGTGCGCCAAGCCGCTTTATTCCACGACAACGACCGATAGCCTGGTTCCAATCCCTGATTTCACGCTTTATCAGGACCAAGCCAACGAACTGGACATTCTGACTGACCGCATTGACGGTCTGGTTAAGTCCTTGCGCGTCCGCGGCGTTTACGATTCTTCCCAGCCGGCGCTGCAACGTCTGCTGACTGAAGGCGACAACAATACGCTTATCCCAATTGATAAGTGGATGGCCTTTAGCGAAAAAGGTGGCTTGAAAGGCAGTATCGACCTTCTGCCCATCGACACGCTCGCTAACGCCCTGCTGCAATGCTACCAGGCGCAAGCGCAGATCAAAGGCCAGATCTACGAAATTACGGGCATTTCGGACATTATCCGTGGTCAAGGCGCTGCGTCTGAGACGGCTACCGCACAACAGATCAAAGGCCAGTATGCCGGTCTGCGGTTGCGGGCCATGCAAGAATCCGTGGCAATGTTTGCTACGGAACTGCTGCGCCTTAAAGCGCAGATCATTTGCACCAAGTTCCAACCCAAAACGCTGCTAGCTTATGCCGCTGCGGGGCAAATGAGTCCTGAAGATCAGCAAATGATTCCACAGGCGTTGCAACTCATTGCCAGCACCCCACTTCGCTCATTCCGCATTGAAGTCGATGCCGATAGCTTGGTTCAGCTTGACGAGGGCCAAGCCAAACAAGAGCGCGTTGAATTCCTTAATGCTTTCTCCAACTTCCTGCGGGAAGCCATACCAGCCGGCCAATCCACGCCGGAACTGGCTCCAATGCTGCTGGAGATGATTAAATTTGGCGTTGCTGGCTTTAAGCAAGCCAGAACCATTGAAGGCACGATTGACGTTGCGCTTCAGCAATTGACGCAGAAGTCTGCTGAGAACGCTGCTAACCCGCAGCCCAGCCCTGAAGAACAAAAGATTAAGGCTGAACAGGAAGCGGCCCAGCTTAAAGCGCAGACTGACACGCAAAACCAACAAGCCCGCGCTCAAGCGGATATGCAGATTGCGCAGATGAAGGCTGAACTTGAAGCTAGGATGGAAGACCAGCGTCAAAAGCACGAAGTCACCCTTAAAATGCAGGAAGCTGCTGCAAAAGAGGAATTTGATAAGTGGAAGGCAATGCTTGATGCTTCCACAAAGATTATGGTAGCGCGGATTGCAGCCAATCCTGGCCTTGACGTTTCTGTCATTGACGCTGAAGCCGCTGCTAAGGACGTAATTATCCAAGACCTAACTGGGCAAGTTGAACGCCACGCTAATATGCTGGCTGATATGCATAATAACGTAGCGGCAATGCACGATTATTCTATTCGAAACGCTGCTGATATGACACGCAGGGTTGAAGAAGCTTCTAGAGCCGCTACGGCTCCTAAGCGTATTGTTCGCGGACCAGACGGGCGTGCAGTTGGCGTTGAAATCGTTCAATAGGGACTTCTGATGGCCGTTTCGCTTAAGCACACATTTGTATCTGCCGTTCCAGACGGATCGGATACGAGTGTCGTTCGTCCGTCCAATTGGAATGCGGAACACACCCTTACAGGCACTATCAGCACGCTTATGGGTTTTGACTCCACAGGAGCCTCACAGAGCGTCACTGTGGGCAGTGGGCTTACATACTCCGCCGGATCGCTAACGGCCACTGGCGGCTCTGGTACGGTCACTAGCGTTGCTGCGCTCACAATTGGCACCAGCGGCACGGATTTGTCCTCTACCGTTGCCACTGGCACTACGACGCCAGTTATTACGCTAAACGTGCCGACCGCTTCGGCTACCAATCGCGGCGCATTATCGTCAACTGATTGGACTACTTTTAACAGCAAGGGCAGCGGCACTGTCACCTCTGTGACCGCAACTGCGCCAGTTGTGTCCACGGGCGGTACGACACCCGTCATCAGCATGGCTGCTGCTACCGCTTCGGTAAATGGCTATTTGACTAGCGCTGATTGGACGACGTTTAATAGCAAAGGTTCTGGCACTGTTACGTCTGTGACGGGTACGGCCCCGGTTGTTTCTAGCGGTGGCACTACGCCAGCCATTAGCATGGCTGCTGCCACGGCTTCCGTGAACGGTTATTTGACCAGTGCTGATTGGACAACTTTTAACAACAAGGGTTCCGGCACCGTCACAAGCGTTGCCGCTATAACGCTTGGTACAAGCGGCACAGATTTATCATCTACGGTAGCTACCGGCACAACGACGCCAGTTATAACGCTGAACGTTCCCACGGCATCCGCCTCCAATCGCGGCGTGTTGTCATCTGCCGATTGGACAACCTTTAACAACAAAGGAAGTGGCACAGTTACATCCGTAACTGGCACCGCACCCGTCGTTTCAAGCGGTGGAGCTACGCCGGCTATCAGCATGGCCGCAGCTACGGGTTCTGTGAATGGTTATCTTACCAGCACCGATTGGACGACGTTCAATAACAAGGGCAGCGGTACGGTAACTAGCGTTAGCGGTTCAGGCGGTACAACGGGCCTGACTCTAACTGGCGGGGCAATTACAACCACCGGAACGTTGACCTTGGGCGGTACGTTGATTGTCGCCAACGGCGGCACAGGAGCGGCCACCCTAACAGGCGTTCTTAAGGGTAACGGCACTTCTGCTTTTACGGCGGCTACGGCTGGTACCGATTACGTTGCACCAGGAACTGCAACCACATTTACCGCCGCTCAAACTTTTAACGGATCATCTAGCGTTATTGCGTCGGTTTTCACCAACATAGCTGAAACCACCACCGTTTCAGCCACTGCGGCAACCGGAACCATTGCGCTTTACCCATCCACGCAAAGCATCCTGTATTACACTTCCAATGCCTCAGCCAACTGGACGACAAACATCACGTTCTCATCCGGCACTACCATGAACACGGCTATGGCTGTTGGCCAGACTATGACGGTGACGTTCTGGGTGACGCAGGGTGCGACGGCGTATTATAACAATTTAGTATGGGTAGACGGAGCCGTGACGGGCGTTACAACTAAATGGCAAGGCGGCGCGCCTACATCGGGTAACGCCTCAGGCATTGATGTTTACACTTACAGCGTGACCAAAACCGCTTCCGCTACGTTTACCGTTTTGGCAACCGTTGCCCAGTTTAAGTAGGAATTGATTTATGTCCACAATTTTTACTCGCGGAGCAATTTCGGCCTACGCAATGGGTTTTGGAGCCAAAGTTCTTGCAAACCAAAAAGCCATATTTGGATATGGTAACTTACCTTTAACTGCCATAACTAACCTTGTTTCTAACACGGGAGTCGTATCTACCGACACTACTGGAGTTGGTACGGCTAGGTTTTATCTTGCTGCCGCTGGTTATGGTACAAATAAATCCATGTTTGGTTATGGTTATGACGGTAGTAATGTGGTTTCCGTAACCAACCTTGTATCAAACACAGGAGTTGTATCTGCTGATACTACAGGTGTAGGCACTGCTAGATATGGGCTTGGCGCAGCAAGTTACGGTACAGATAAAGCTATATTTGGATACGGAGATGCTAATCCACCCGTGTCTTCCTTAACTAACCTTGTTTCCAACACTGGTGTTGTTGGCTCAGATGTAACTGGAGTTGGTACAGCTAGACACACCACCGCAGCAGGATACGGAACAGATAAAGCTATATTTGGATACGGTTCTAATGCTACTGGTTCTACAAGTTATTCTATGACTAACCTTGTATCTAATACAGGCGTTGTATCAACCGACACCACTGGGGTTGGTACAGCTAGGCGTGATTTAGCCGCAGCCGGATACGGAACGGATAAAGCCATATTTGGATATGGTACTGGAGCCTCAAATTATTCTTTAACAAATCTTGTGTCAAACACTGGAGTTGTAGCTACCGATACAACCGGAGTTGGTACAGCTAGGCAAAGTCTTGCTGCAGCGGGTTACGGAACGGCTAATGCTATTTTTGGTTATGGAAGTGTTAGTGGTAGTGTTTCCATTACTAACCTTGTTTCTAACACAGGCGTTGTGGCTGCCGACACTACTGGGGTAGGCACTGCTAGAGAGGCTTTGGCTGCGGCAGCATACGGATAATAGGAGTTAAAATGTTTCCAGACCCAATTCCACTTACACCAGAGCAGATTGCCGAAAACCGACAAAACGCCATAAACGCTACCCATTACCCGTCATGGCCGTGGGACGAAGCGGCTGTTTCTTATGTTCCTCCGATCCCATATCCTACTGACGGCAACCCCTGTCTGTGGGACGAAGAAACGCTTTCATGGATTCCCTTTCCTAGCTATCCGGTGGAATAAACAATGCCTTCTAAACTGAACTCTGAGTTCAACTATCGCTATCAAGTCCTTGGCAACACGCCGTGGGAGAAGATCAAAATCCTTAAAGGGTTTTTGGAAGGGCGTATTCGCGCCGTGGCTTTGGAAGAAGTCAGCCATCTTAAGCACGCTGCCAAGGTGGCAGAGCTTGAGCATCTAAGGGCTACCAATGCGCCCAAGCATGAGCAGCTAAAGTTGCAAGCCGAGCTTATTGAACTTGACTCCCACATGGTCATTGTTGACGAGGCTTACG